GCTTCTTCTTCAATAGCTTGTTCAACTGTCTTTTGGTACTCTTGGTACTCTTGACGAGTAGCCTCGAACTCGGCCTCAAGCCCGGTGTGCTTCTCTTTCCACTCACCAAGTTCAGCTTCAAACTTAGCTACTCGTGGATCTTCCTTGCCACTCATCAGGGCTTCGTAGATCTCGCGAGTATCTGTTTGGTCTTGTACCGCAGCGTTGATTTTCTTCTGGTAATAACTATCGAACTGTGCTCCCCAACCGCGCAGTTGCTCGGGAAGCCCTTCGTTGGTTCCATCCCAGTCATCCCAACCAAACTCTTCATGAGATGGAAAAGAGACGGGGGCTTCTTCAACCGCTTCCTCGTCAACAGTGAGGGAGGGATCTGTTTGTTCAGTAGCTTCAACTGAAGACGACTCTTCCGTCTCGGTAGGAGCCGCTTCTACCGCAGCCGCCTCCACAGGAGCCGTCTCACCCGATTCAGCAGGAGCAGCCCCCGCCTCTAACTCTTCGCTCATTTACCCCTCCTTAAGTGCTTTCTTCGCGGCCTTTCGTGTCCGCGCCTGCATCATCATTCGAGGATTAACGCCCTCGGGGGCTCCGGCCATAAGCCCGCCCATAGGCATCATCTCCTTAATGATTTCCATTTCCATTTCGCCTTCTTCGGGAGCAGGGGCCTCCATTGGTCCCATGTCCTCTTCGGCTTCCATCTCTTCGCCTTCAACTGCCATGTCCTCTTCGGCTTCCATCGAAGGTTCCTTCATAACCAAATCATACCCCGTCTCGTCCAGGAGCATTTCAAGTTCTTGCTCGGTAGAAGGGGGACTGTCTTGCAGTTTAGCGAGAAGATCATTCATCATTGGCATAAGGCACCTCTTTGTAGCTGATTAGTGGACAAAAATCTTTTTGTCAAGTTTACCAGACTGTTTAGCTTTCTCTTTTTTACGGTGTGCCGACCGATGTTCAAAATCACGGTAGCCCATTTTGCGGGAACGGGCGTCTGCTTTCTCCCGTACAGCATCCCGGTGCTTCTTCCATTGTTGGGAGTCTGCCGAGACAACCGCAGAGTCGGGGTTCTCCCGTTGGTACTTCTTCCACTCACTTTCGGACTCAAAGGACTTACCAATCTGCTTTACAACTAAGGGCTTAGAGGGCATAGGTCCAATCAAAGCCACTTCGCTAATAACGGTAGACAGGAGCGCCCCACAGTCGGGACACTCGGTCTTTCCGTGTTGCGCCAATGGTACAAATACGTCGTTAAAGTAGCCGCAGCCCTCTGGGCATTTGAAATCGTAAAACGGCATTAGTCACCGACTTCTTTTTTGGCTGCATTGTGTGCTTGATCAAAGGTTTTGCCCTTAGCCATCATGTTTCGCATCATTTGCATATGTTCTTCGCTATGATGCTTTGAGTGCTTTTTGAGCATAGCTTCTTGAGCGGCTTTTAGTTTGCTGGGCATTCCGGGCATTAGTACGAACCTTTCTTTTTGGTCTTAGGTTTGGTCTTCTTAGTAGTTTTTTTAGTTGACGCTTTAGACTTACCGTACATCGCAACTCTCCTTGACCGAATGGCCGTGTTTATCTAGTTTAGTCTCTCCGCTATGGCTGTGACTGTGACTATGCCTCTTTGGGCTTTTTAGCTTCTTGATAATAATCGTTGTCGCAACTGCTCTGGGCTCGCCGTAGGCACAAGGCATTATTTCTCCTTAGACTTGTCCTTCTTCTTGCGGACCAAGGGGACCACAAGACGAAGGACAGAGCCTACAATATCAAGGATTTTTTTGACGGGAATCCGCATTAGCGCCTCGGCCCGCCGCCCTTTCCGGGAAGACCGGGCTTGCCGGGAGGGGCCTGCTTGACTTCCTTGGCCGAAGTAGAGGCTACTGCCGTCTTAGATGGCTTAGTGCCATGCTTGGTTGCTTGTGGTGCAGAAGCCTTAGCATCTCTAGCTACTTTCTCTGCGGGCACATTTAGGTGTCTCTTCCCTGCTGGTGCTCTCTTAGACCTGCGTTCTGCTGCACGAGCTTGAGCTTCGTCTTTACGGGCAGTTGCCCGTTTAGTTTGTGCTTTTCGACGTGCGGACTCAGGACCAGTCTTTTGTTTAGCGACTGCTCGTCCCTTCTCCTTGTCTTCTTTTTCGTCCTCAGAGGCGTAACCTCCGGTGACTTTGCTCATAGCATTACGAGCTACCTGCTTAACATCGGGCATTAGACTTTTAGCCATTTTATATCTCCTATATCATTGGATTGCCCGGTCCACCCATAGGTGTCGGGACTGCTGGGGGTTCAGTTCCGGGCGGCAGAGCCCCCGTAGCTATATTATCGCCTCCGGGCATTGGCGGCATTCCGGGTGGCATACCCGGAGGTCCGGGAGGTGCCGGTGGTGCCGGTGGTGCCGGTGGTTTAGGTGGTGCGATTACATCACGCAACTGAAGTAGGTCCAAAAGTTTGATAATCAACTTTTGTTGGTCCACTACTGGTGATTGCTGAAGTAAAGGCATGTACTGTTGTAACTTCTGAAGCTGAACAAGTCGATTATTCTCGGTAGGCGAGTACGGTATTGTTTCGTAATCGTAGTCCATAGGCTGTTGCCCCGGATCTCGCTCGTCCTTCAGCCGCAACGTCTCGCGGTTAACCTTGAGAACTTCCTGACTATCCGTTAAACGAACGGGCAAGTTAGTATCAGAAGGCAGGAACTCCTCGTACACTGCGACCACTCGTTGTGACGCCTTGCGAATCATGTCCTCGACTTGCTTTATTCTTCGTCCGTTTCTTGTTCGGGTCGCAGTATCGGCAAGCGCGACCTCCGTAGCAACGTCCGCCACACCCACAACCCCCCGACTATACTGAGGGATGCCGAGGATAAACTCAATGACATTGTTGCATCGCGCACGCATGTCTTGAAACTCGGGAGACATTGAAGGAATGGGGGTTTGTCCAATAATATCTCCAAGTGGGGCGTTAGCTTTACCTTGCACTGCAACCATAGAGCCCGGTTGATTGGCCTCTTGGAGCGCGGTCAAGATGTCTTCAGGGTTGTCCGCAAGTGCAGTATTGACGAGCATGACCGGAGTAGACGTGTGGGCATGCCACAGTTCCAGCGTGTCAATCTCGTTAAGTCGCTCTTGAAGGGACTGAATCAGTTTGATGTCCGACAAGCCGCCCAAGTCACGCATGTTCTCATTGAATGCAAGGTGGATAAACGGATTGCGAATATACCTATAAGGTAGTTCGCCAGAGAATAGGGGCTCTTCTACGTCGTCGAGGAAGTGGTAGTACTTACCATCACCCTCAAAATCGTACACCTCAAACACAGTTACCCACTTGTACACATCCGTAGATGCTTCGTTGAGTGTAGTGCCATTTGTAGCCTTGTCCCTCAGCCAAGAAGGGTAGCCCGCAAACTTAGCGTGCTCGGCAACTTTCTTGTTGTACTGGGACTTGTTGCCCTTCGCTGACTTGGTACGCGATTTGAACTCTGCTTCGGTTAGTACAGTTACCTCTACAAGATAGCGAATGTCTTCCCACCGACTAGCAGACATGTCAAAGAACACCTGCCTCGGGTCGATGGTGAAGATCTCAGCGGAGTTCCTACGGAAGTTCCAGACTACTTTTAGGAAACCCCTGCCGCAAATAGCGGAGTTTGTAGCGGTCTTCCACAACAACGCATGTAGGTGGTTACGTCGAAACGTGTCGTCAATCAAAGCCTCACGGAACTGAGCGGCGGGCTTTAGTTCGTCGCGCCGCGCCATTACCGTAATCTTCGGGTTCTGCGGACAGACGTTTGCGATCATCGTATCCACATACGCATACGGGTAGTTCGTCTCAAAGTTGACGTTCTCCGACATGTCCCCACCAATCGGTACGGAGCCCGTTGGTTGGTTGTTGTCGTTGTTCCAGTACTCTGAAACGTACCAAGAGCGCCACTTATCCCAGTCACGACGCTCTGTTCGTGACTTGGTTTTGTGGGTTTTTATGATCCCTTGGATCTGCTTCCCTGTCAGCGCCATGTGTTACTCCCTCTACTCGACACCAAGTTGCTGTTCTACTAGTTGCCTAAAGGCATTTGCCCGTGTAGCCGCAGGTCCTACTCTAACCATGTCTTCACGATACGCATCTCGCAGCACGTTTAGGAACTCAACATCCCCTACACCGTCCGGCTTCCTTAGTTTCGCCTGTGCAGCTAACTCTGCAATGTCATCAGGCTCCCCCGGCAGTAAGAAGCCTTCGGCCATGACATCTTCGTTAGAGGCTACGCTCTCTAGAATCATAGCAAGTTCGTTTGCATTGCTACGAGTAATCGTGGAGGGAATACCGTAGTCGTCTGTACTAGAGGTAGCTGATTCGCGGGCTACATAGCGAGAGGCTCGGGGCGCAGGAGAAGTTCCGCCCCCAGATAATGCAGCCTCTACCTCACGCTTAAAGTCTTCACCTTCGTGTCCTTCCCGTACAGCATCCCGCAGAGCTACAGCGTAATCGTAGTCACTCACACCCTCGGGCTTCTGCACGTCATACTCAAATGCTCTGGCACCCATTATGTACGATTCTTGAGCCCTGAGTCCTAGGTCACTGTTTGCATCCACCTCACGGATCGCCGCCCTAATATCGGGGAAGCTCTTTGCTTCTAGAGCCTTGGAAACACCGTAGTCCTTCTCTACTGATACTTCAGACTCCTCTTCGATAGGTGACTCGTTTAACTCCTGATCGAACGATGTAATCGCAGCGTCGGTATCCGTGACCGCCCCGGTTTCGGGGTCAACTACCAGTCCGGTTGTTCCGCCAATCGGATCTTCCTTCGGTGGTGGAGGTGCCGTGGACTTCTTGTCCTCCGTTTCCTCTTCAGTCTCTTCTGCTTCGGCCTCTTTCTCCAGAGCCTTGGCAGCGGCGTCCTCGGTTAGGTCACGGAACACGTTAGCTCGACGGCCCCTCGCTGCTTTGCGTATGTCACGCTTAGATTGACGTAGGTCTTTAAGTTCGTTGAGCTTGTCCAACTCGGCCTTAACTTGCTCTAGCTCTTCTTCAGACTGCGCGGCACGCGCCATCTGATTGACCTTACGACGTTGTTGTCGAATCCGTCCCAGCATATTGTTACGGAACAGTCCGCCACCTTGGCGAGTTGGTCCGGGGGATGTTCGGGGAGCAGCCGCTGGTTCCGCATCATCGGTATCCGTGAGTGACGGGGCAATAGCTTCCGCAACACCCGGATCATCCTTACTACCACCCGCACCGGCAACAGGTTGAGGAGCAGGTCCAGCCCCCATGCCATCCATACGCATCCGGCGATTCTGCTGACGCTCTGCTCTGCGGGCTTGCCGCCTAGCTTGTCGAAGCTCTCTGCCCTCCAAAGGCTCAAGGTCTTCTACTTCATCCGGCGGAAGTACCTCTGGAGCCGAAGCCTCGGCGTCGGCCTCGGCCTCGGCGGCGTCGGCGGCTTCCATATCCTCTCGGGTAGAGCCGTACCGCTCAAAAAACTCTTCGTCAGTTAGTGAGTCCGGGTCAAAGGGCACGTCTCCCTCAATAGGCGTGTC